TGAATGTTGTAGGTTCCCGCATTTGCAAATGTTATTCTTGAACCAGAGGTAATAGAAATTCCATTAGTTTCTGGAGCTGTATTACTTAACTGCATTGAATAAGCAACGCTTGCATTTATCGCGTTTTGCGTTGTCATGTCATAAAAAGAACCATAGTATTTTGGCGCTGCTGTTGTTTGAACAGTATTATCACTAAACGTTAAATTAGTTACTTTAACGTTTGCCAATTGAGCTTGTGCTATTCCGTCAATATTAAATACGCCATTATTAACAGTAAGTGCAACTTGGTTATTATTACCTGAGTCGGTAATATATATAGTTCCACCACCAATACTTATACTCTTCCAACGTAAAGCGGTGTTGCCTAATGTGTAAACGTTGTCTTGGTTTGGTATGATGTCGCCATCGATTAAACCAAATTCTGGATTAAAATATCTTGATCCACCAAAAGAATTGAAAACAGTTATTTTTCTAGAGTTAGTTGATGGAGCTACTGTAAAAATTATTTTTGCGGTATTTACTGTTGTAGCTTCCCATTTGACTACCGTAAAATCATATGGACTAACAGTATTTCTACTTATTACTCCAATATCTCTTGTGTTTAAATTATGAGTGATTGTAAATTCAGTTGTTGAACCATCACCTATTACAGATTCATATGCGTAATCTGTAGATGGAGCATAGACTGATGCCACTAAAGAGTTGGCTGTTGGTGCAGTACTAAAGTCTAATGTTACTCTATTTATACTTGGTGCGGAAGCCTGTACTTCCACAACTTCATATGGGGAAGAAGCATTTCTTACAACTGTAACTACGCTTCTTGTTCCTAAATTATGATCTAAGTTTATTGTTGAGCTAGAGCCATTGCCTATAGTCGCAGAATAATAATCTTGAGTTCCTGGACCTTTAATTTCAACTCTTCTAGAATTGTTTGGCGGGGCTGCAGAAAAATCTAATGTAATTGTATCATTAGTTGTGGCTTCCCATCTAACATCAATGACTTCATAAGGGCTTACATTGTCTCTAACAATTACATCTATATTTTTAGTATTAAGACTATGAGTAACTGTAAAGGTTGTATCAGTATTATTACCTATTGTTTCTTCATATGAAACTCCACCACCAGCTCCACTTACGTCTGCAGCGGGGACAAATTTAGTTCCATTAAATTTTAATACTTGATCACTTACTGCACCACTGGGGTCTATTTCAATTCCATTAACTCTTAATGTTGTGGATTGAACATTGGCAACGTTTACAGTACTTGGTAAAGAAAGAGTATATGCTCCTGTTGAAGCATTACTGGTTACGGTTATTTGATTAGCTGTTCCATTAATTGAAGATATTAATGCTGCACCGGATTATTGACGCGGACGCGTTCTTATAAAAAAGTTTTCCATCGGCGTAGTTTATGGCAATTTCTCCGTCAGCCAAAGTTGACGGAGCTTGAGATGGTGTTGAAGATTTTTTAAGGGTAATTACATTTGCCATACTTATCCTTTAAACTATAGAACTATAGTAATACTAATTATAGTTTAACTATCTTAAATTTACCATTTGCCAAGTGGACAGGTAGCATTCTGTAGTTTAACTTTCATTTTCATGAAACAGCCACATTCTTTACATTGATGAGTAACCGGCAGCAGTCTATCGCAATCCAGGCATGTATTATACCTAGACTCGGATTCTTCATCTGAAGATTGTGGCGCATTGGGATTTAACATGTCCCATGGTCGTGTTTCGCCTAACTTAGTTTTATACTCTTTCCAAGCGCTCATGATGGCGGGCTATAAACACCATCTGAATATGTCCAACCAATATAGTGTGGGCCAATCAAAGGATCAACCATTCTATCTACATCTGCTTGTGGGACTTCGACAACAATTGGATTAGAGCGAAGTGCAGCAATTGCTTGCTCAGCTCTATAATCATATCCGTGAAGCCATGCTACTTCACCATCAACGATAAAAGCAAAGACTGTTGGTTTGGGGGTTTCTTGTGACATTATATCTCCTTATTACGCTGGGCAGCACGAAGCTGCAACAGTTGAATCTACGCAAAAACTACTACACGTTGCGTAATATACTATACCACAGTTATCAGTGCACGATTGCTGGCTGTATGAATAACAATCAAGATTCCACCTACGCACACCTGAAAGGCAGCCGGGACAGCCAGATTCGCAGCCAGCTTGAATGCTTCCACCGCATACTGTGCCACCAGTAAACGTAGCAGTTCCGCAAGGGGGAGTGCACCCCGTTGGGGCACAAAAAGATGGTGGAAAGTATGGAGGGAAATAAGGTGGGAAGAACGGACTATTGATAGTGTAATTAATAGCTGTTCCCAATACTTCTAAACTAGTATCTGTTAATGCTGTTCTTACTTTATCTACGTCTGCAGAGACATCAGTATTTTGAGTCGAAACAGTTCCAACAATAAAACCAGCACTGGTTATAGCTGTGTTAGCGTCAGCTTTAGCTGTTCCGTGCAGATATTGCTGGTTTATTATTCTTTCTTGATCCGCCGGAACTACCTGCTGGAATTGTCATAATACTAAGCCTTTAAGTCGCCTATAACTACCCATTGATTTGTAGCTAATTTAACTAGTGTAGCAGAAGACCATTGGGTACGCAAGTTCGCTGTATTTGCAGTTCCTTGTGGAGTGCAGTTAACTGTAACTCCTGAGGCACCAAGTATTTGCAGCGATCCAGAACCCTTTTGTAGAACATCTATTCTATCTCCAACATTAAAGGCAACAGAAGCATTTGCTGGTATTGTTATACTACTTGTTGACGAGTTGCTCATTGTAACCAACTTTGCTAGGTCAGTCAATACCAAAGCATAGTTTGCTAGAACTTCATTTAAAGTTGAAGTAAAGCCAGCTCTTGCCGCACCAGCTGCTAAGTCAGAAGTTGAAATATTATTACTTAAATTTAATTTAGAATAATCTATCGCTGCTGCTGAATTAATATCAGCATTAACTACTGTGTTTGATGAGATCTGTACGTTTCCATTACTTGCAATCATAACATCGCCACTGACATCTACTGCCTCTGCGAGGTTGCTTGCATTGCCAACTAATATTTTACCAGTTGAAAGAGTTGTACTAATTCCATCTGTTATTCCATAGCCAGATAAAGTTGTTGGATTTGTGCCTGCTGTAACTCTGCCATATGTGTCTACAGTTACAGACTTATAAGTACCAGTTGAAACTATCCCAGACGCAAGGTCTATACTATCAGCGTTGACTACGATTCTTCCCGAATCAGCGGTTACCACATCTAGTGTATTTGTAGTAATAGTTAAACCATTTCCAGCTGTAATTGCTGCAGTTCCTGTAAACTGATTATATGTAATATTATCAGTACCGATAACTATTGCGTTATTTGAACCAGTTCCATATGTAGTCTGAATGAATCCTTGATTAGCATTTGTTGAGCCACCGGTTACAAATACTGCGTCTCCTGGAACTATTGTTGCAGGTATACTTGAATTATCTGCATCTTCTGCCCTCATTATTTGCCATGGAGTAGTAGAGTTTCCAGTTGTAACTATTGTATAGATTCCATTTTCTTTAGCATCGTTTTGTGCTTTAAGAAGAATTCTTTTTCCGGCGGTTACTGACTGTGAGTCAATTGTTCCTATAGAACCATTTGTTGCTTTAGTTAAAGTTGCTCCGTCTCCATTGGTTCCATTATCATAGGTTCCAGCAAGGTTTCCAGTTGTAGCTGCAACTACTGTTGCGTGCCAGTTAATACCAGATGAAAGACTCTCAACATAAGATCTAGTTGCTAGATATGAAGTATTAGCGTTTATTGTAGCTGTTGATCCTTCTGCCTGAGTGTGAGAAATCGTAATGCCTGTGCCCGCAGAAACATCTAACATATAGTTTCCTACAGTATCTGTACCCAAATTAATTGGATCATTTACCCATGCAGAACCATTGTATTTTAAGAAGTCTCCAGAATTTGGAGTAGCAACATTGACATCTAAAATATCATCAATACTTGTCAATGAGGAAGGTGGAGTATATCCTGTTCCAGATACTGCTGCAAATATCATGATCTTAACTGAATCTGTTCCAATTGGACCAGAAAAATCTATTGTAGTGGTATTTAGTGTTGTTGCTTCCCAACGAACTTCTATGACTTCATATGGAGAATTAACATTCCTGCATACTACAACGGTATCTCTTGTGTTTAAGTTGTGAGTGATAGTATAGGTTGTGCTACTTCCATCTCCTATTGTTTGACTAAAAGAAATGCCTGCTGCTTCTGCGTCTGGTTGATTAACCCATGCTGATCCATTATATTTAAGAACCTGACCAGCGGCAGCTGAAGATATTGTTACATCGGTTAAGTCATCTAGAGCTGCAACGGTACTTGCTACTCCAGGAACAAAAATATTATTAGCCAAATCATATTTTAATACTTGAGTATTTAACGCACCTGTAGGATCTATTTCAATGCCATTTACATGAAGAGTTGCTATATTGGCAGTATTTGCTGTTACGTTTGCATTTACAGTATTAAAGGTAACATTTGCACTAGTTGCAACATCTTGACCAATCGAAATTGTTGGGGTAGCCGCTTCTGATTCTCCAACGTTAACTGTTACTCCAGTACCAGCAGCTATAGACTGAACATAGCTACCTGTTGTATCAGAACTTAAGTTAACTGCATCGTTAATCCACTCAGTTCCTGTCCAGCGTAAGAAATCTCCATTTGCTGCGGATCCTATGGTTACGTCATTTAAATCATTAATTGATGCGTTAAGTGCAATTGTTGGATTAGCTGCTTCTCCAGTGCTTCCAGTTCTAGACAGTCCAGTTCCAACGCTAATAGTTTCTACATAGCTACCTGTTGTGTCTGTTCCAAGGGTAACTGCATTCGCAATAACATTTGCTGTTAAAGTAACATTTGATGTTCCATCAATTGAAACGCTACCTTCTAAATCTCCACCTAAAGTTATTGTTCTTGCTGTTGTCCAACCAGCAGATGTTCCAGTTGTATTTGCATTTGCTACGCCAATTGGATTAAATGTTGTTCCATCGTTTGTAAATTCCCATCTATCACTAGATTCATTCCAACGAATTTGAACATTAGTTGAAGAACCACGTTCTACTTCAATACCTGCATTTAATGTGTTAGCTACGTTACTGGCAATGCCTGTATTAAGAATAATAATATTGTCTTCAACAGTTATTGTTTCTGTATTAACTACAACGGTGTTTCCATTTACGGTTAAGTTTCCACTAATAGTTAGATCATTAGAAAGCAATACGTCTTCGCTCGTAGTTATTTGAGCAGTTTCTTTTATCCAATCTAAAGATGTTTCTACTATATTACTATTTTCATCTACGTAATATAAAGAACCAGTAGCAGGGTTTATCGCTATTTGATTAGCATTAATATTTGGTGTAGTCACAAAAAACCTTTCTTAAATTAATTAGAAAGTTCCACCATCAATTGTAACATTCTGAAGATTTGTATTAGACAAAACAGTTGTACCATTAATGATTAAGGTTTTACCTGCAGCGAGTTCTAAATGCTCTGACGAAGTCCAAGCTGTTGTAGCATTAACCCAATTAAATGTTTTATCTGTTGCACCAAGAATTGTTATGCCAGCACCATCTGCTGTTGTATTAGTTGGTGTTGCAACGTTTGCAAGAACAACATTTTTATCTTCAACAACCATTGTTGATGTATTAAGAGTTGTTGTATTGCCATTAACTGTTAAGTCTCCAGTAACAATAAGATTATTTCCAATTGTAACGTTTGAAGGAAGACCAATTGTAATAGCTCCAGTGTATGGACCTGAGCCTGTACCTGCTGTAATAGCAATTTCATTTGTTGTTCCAGCTATTGAAGTGACCAATGTTGTTGACTTATCGCTTATTTGCGATGATGCAACTGATATTGCGCTGTTTCCAGCTGCAGTTAAACGACCTTGGGCATCTACAGTAAATGTTCCAACAGTGCTTGCGTTTCCATAAGATCCAGCTGTAACTGCTGTTGCATCAAGGTTTAAAGTTACTGTGTCTGTTGCACTTGCAACTGATGTAAGTCCAGTACCACCAGCAACTGTAAATGTATCTCCAGCTGTAATTGTTAAGCTAGAACCACTGTCTGCTGCTGCAGTAAATGATTGAGCTATAACTGTAAAATCTACTTTTGCATTAGTGTCATCATAGGTAACTGTAATGCCAGATTGAGCACCTGCTGAAACTAACGAGCCAAAAGCGTCTTGTGATGTTTCTGTGAAGTCAGATACTTGAGTTGCAATAATTGATACTGCTGTATTTCCAGCAGCAGTTAAGCGACCTTGTGCATCTACAGTAAATGTACCAATTGTATTTGCATTACCATATGAACCAGCTGTAACGGCTGTGCTATCAAGATTTAAAGTAATTGTATCTGTTGTTGCAGCGGATGTTAAACCAGTTCCACCTGAAATTGTAAATGTATCACCAGCTGTAATTGTTTGACTGCTGCCTCCATCGGCTGCGGCTGTAAATGATTGTGCTGCGACTGTAAAGTTAACTTTTGCGTTAGTATCGTCATAAGTTACTGTAATACCAGACTTATCACCATTAGTGATCATTGTCCCTACAGCATCTTGTGCCTCTTCGGTAAATGATTGAACTTGAGCAGCGTTGATTGATATTGCACTATTGCCTGCTGCAGTGAGACGACCCTGAGCGTCTACAGTAAATGTAGCTACTGTATTTGCGTTTCCGTAAGATCCAGCTGTTACAGCTGTTGCATCAAGATTAATTGTTATTGTATCTGTTGCACTAGCTACCGATGAAAGACCTGTTCCACCAGAAATAGTAAGTGTATCACTCAAGCTAACTGTCTGGCTTGTACCACTATCGCCAGCAACTGTAATTGAACCACTTACTCCAGATATTGCTTGATCAACATAAAGTTTTGTAGCTGCATGAGCATTTGCTGATGGAGTAGGAACAATTGTTACGCCAGAAAATGTTTTATTTCCAGTAATTGTCTGCTCAGTAGATTTTGTTACGTACGCGCCTGAACCTGCGATTGCTTCAATGCTTGTTGCGCTTCCGCCAACTCCACCAGTACCTTTACCGTAGTAGAGAGTATTATCGGCTTCGTTAAAAGCTAATTCTGCGTTTTCAAGCGTACTTGGTGCACCTGCTGCGCCTGCAGAAGACCTTCTTTTAATTCTTAAGGTATTTGCCATTTTAGAAATTTCCTCCGTCTACTAAACTTTGCTCATTATAATTTACCCATTGTGTGCCGTTGTAGCGAAGTACTTGGCCTGTGGTTACAGAACTAATAGTAACATCTGTTAGTCCATTTAATACCGATTGAGTAGAAACATTTGATTCTACCGCAGCAATTCTATCTTTAACTGTTAAATGCGATCCAGCTGGATTTAGTCCAATTACTGTTTGTATTGCTTCAACTGCATCATTTAAATCAGTGTGCTGCTGATGGTGTGGAACTGATACAGAATTTAAAAGATCAGTTGCCGTTGGATTTTGAAAAGTATCTAAAGATGCTGGATAATTTATCGCCATATTTTTACCTATAATGAAAGAATTTTTGTACTTAAGTCACTCCAGACTATAGTAACTGGAATTAAAGAATTAGTGCCATTAAATGGTAATCCGTCTGAAGTATCTATGTAAGATATCAATCTTGAATTTGAATCACTAGTCCCAACTTGATACATGACTATAGCTTGAAAAGATGCCCCACTATAATCTTGCAATAATACGTTATCTGCGTCCACGGTTCCAAGCGTATTGGTTACAGAGGATAGATTTGCACTTCTTGCCTTTATTGCTGAATTAGATATGTTTGAAACAAATTCATCAGAATTTTGATTTACAGTATAAACACTTGTATCTACAAATAGAAGTTTAAAATTATTACTACTAAAATTTACATTTCCATTTAGTATTGCCTGTTTTGCTTTTCCGTAAACAAAATTTGCCATAATTAAATTCCTATATCTTTAGAAATTTTAATTCTATACTTATATCCTTGTTCAAAATAATCTTTATTAGAAGTGAAGTAAGAAGGCGTTGCATCAAGCGACGGAAAGTCAACGTAGACTTCTGGACGCCATGAGTGGCTACTCACGTTTGTAGTTATATTTTCCCATCTTGATGGAGCTTTTTGTATTAGTTTTCTTTGACATAAGAAATATCTATTGTTTAAAAAGTTTGAAGCTGGAACTTCATTAAAAGATATTGTTACTCTTCCGTAATTATAATCATTAGAAAGATAAAAATCTCCATCAACAGGATCAACATTATCTACATAAAATAATGGATTCTTTGCAATGATATTGTAACTAATATCAGCTTCTGTCTTAATTGATTTGTCTTCAATTAATACGGGAACAATACCCGGATCTACATATTCTACTTCAGATGGAGTGGCTGCAGATACGTATGTAAAAGTTATTTTTTCTGTTGGTATTATTGATCCAGCTGAATCAACTATGTTTTCAACAAGAATATAATAATTTGCGCCATCAACTAGAGTAGCCTTCCAATAAAGGCTCATAACTCTAGAAATCTGATTATAATCTTTGATTGTATTTATTATTTCAAAAGGTGCTGTTACTTGCGTTGGCGTAGCAGCATCTCTATATACTTTAAAATTTTCATTCTTTAAAGAAGATATCTTTATGGTTCTACCAAACTTTATAGAAACACTATAAAGACCCACTTTTGCTTGATCAACGAGAAATAAAGCCACTAATAATCTCCGACACTAACAGTTAATGATAATAGTAATAAACAAAACGTAAATATGAAAATAGGGGGTGGAGATTTCTCTCACACCCCCCACTCTCTAGGGATTCGTAACTATAGCTTCCCTAAGGCTTATTAGATTGTTGCCTCGTTGGTAACTTGAACTTCGTAGTTACGAGCAAGGTTAACGTTCTTAGCAACTGTGATTCCTTCACCGTCACCGAGCATTACGATGTCATAACGTTCCTTCATCTTCATCTGACGGATGTCACGAGTTGGATCATCAAACTGATCTGTGCTCATTTCATCCTTGACGAGAAGGGTTCCAACTTCATTGCGGTCAATCAAGAACACATCTGACTTAGCAGGTGTTGCTCCCGATTTTGCGGTGAAGCTTACGAATGGTGTAACAATTACGTTCAGACCCATTGGTGCTGTTGAATTGAGCGCACCACTTGGCGAGTCTGGACGGTAGCCCCAGCTTGTATTAACAGCTGCAGCCGAACCACCAGTGAAAAAAATTGCATCCTTCAAGAATACCGACCACATCAATGGGTGGAGGATAAAGTCTGTTGGAATATGATTTTCTGCCATAAGGACTGCTGCCATATCAATAACATCATCCCAGTGGAGTGTGTCATTGAATGCGCCATCAATTCCGCGGCCTGTTGTATCATCATACGAACCACTGTCGTTGTCAAATACAATTGTAGCTGCGTCCTTGAAACGTGACAGAGCAATCTGCTCTTTCAAGCGTGCCATAGCACGACCCGCTGCACGAACATGAAGTCCGACAATGTCCCAGAGTGAGTCAGCAATGACTTCCTCTGTGAAAGAGAGCTTAACGCCCTTCTTCGAAACTTTGCCTTCGATCTGCTTTGCAAATGCGAGTGCCTGCTCTGGGTATTCCTGACCTTCAGGAATTTCAGCTGCTTGAATTGCGTTTACGGCTGGGAACTCCAAGGAGCGTCCCTTTCCTAGGCGCACTGTCGAGAGCAATGGAGTCACGAGTAACTGTGGCTCTGCTGCTTCTCTAAGTGTACGAGAGATGACCTTCGGAAAAAGTGCTGCTGCATCTGGTGATGCAAAAGCCTCTTTGATGGTCACTCTATTGTTTTCATCGATGTGCCCATCCTCGGTTAAAACAGTCTCCCATGCTGGGAGACCCGAGAGGAGCTCTTGGATTGTCTTACTCATCTTAGGATCTTTCCTCCTGCTATTATTTTCTTAAAGTGTGAGATTGACGCGGAATGCACCAATCACATTTGTAACGTCCAAGTTGGAACGTATACCCAATTTGCCCGAGAATGCGCCCGAGCGTGTAAGCTCGTATACAGTCTTCAAAGCACCTGGGTCTGACGGCAATTGCATGTAGGAAAGCAGACCATCATCAAAGTTGGTTGCAAACTTTTCTACTTCCACTACCTTACCAACCTGGAGGTAAGAATAGACTGCTGACGAGTTATAGAAATCGCTAGCAGCTGCCAGTACGGGACGGCCCATATTGTCTGATCTTACGACCGAACCAATTGTGACGTCTGCGTTTATACCAGTAACCATTGGATACTCAACATATCCATGGGTAATGAAACCTGCACCCTGTGATGTGCCCTTATCGAATGGACGATAGAGGTCATACTGTGCAACACCAACAGGAATCGAGCGAGCTGCTACAGTTACTGTGTCAGTTGCACCCGATGAATAAGCTGGAGTTGCACCAGCCAATGGATCCCAGCTTGTAGGCATGTTGTCGCCCCAAGACTGGCTGCTCGATGTTCCGTTTGCAGGAACTACACGTGCATCTCCATTGCTATCAGCAACTACCGAAAGGATTGTTCCCTTAGGAATTACTACTTCGAAACGGTCATCTTCCGAATCGCTGTACCATGTTGGAAGACCTGGGTGTGTCAGCAAGTAGGCTGCTGGGGCAATGCCCTGCGAAACTACGAAACGACCTGCACCTGTTTTGGTTCCAACTTTACGAAATTTTGCTAAACTCATTTTTAGTTATCTCCTTAAAGTATTTTGATTAAAGTTTACGACGGCCCATAAGAGCATCTACAAAGATGTCCTCAATTGGTGCTGTCTCCATTGTTTCTTTTTCTTCATCTTTTCTATCAAGAGTTATGACGCCTGTCTCATTCTCGCTAGCTTCGATTTCAGAATTAATTTCTGGCAAGATTGCCTTTGCTTTTTTAGCTGCTGGCATGCTTGCAAGATCTCTTAAAGAATCGGCCAAAGAAGAAGCTGTACGCTTAACGTGATCAGCTATTAGTTCTTCTCTAGTTTCGTAGGATTCAATACCAATTGCAATCTTTGAATCTACAACTCTTTCAGCAAGAGTTCTATGTAATGCACTTCTAAGCTTCTGGTTTTCTTCTTCAAGAGCCTGAAGTTTATTGACTGAATCTTCGGCATTTTGCTCAGGAGCAACTTCTTCGCTAGTGAGCTCTGCTTCTGTTCCTTCAGTCTCTTTATTTTCTTCAGAAATTTCAGCCTTAACAGAATCAACAATTGCTTCTTCACTCTGTTCTTCTGTTGCCTCTGGAACTTCTGTAGACTTTTCTTCTGCGTTTGGAACTGCAGAAGCGATTTGCGCTTCAAGTTCGGCTATGCGAGCTTTAGCTTTTGCTAATTCGTCATCCGACTCAACTGCGACTAATTCTTTTTGTTCTTCAACAGATTTTACTTCTTCTGCGTCTGATTCAACGTTTGTTGTCTCAGCTGTTTCATCAGCTGATTTTTCTGTTGGTTCTTCTGCTACTGGAGCTGCTTCTTCTACAGGGGTTACTTCTTCTGTAGAGGCTGCTGCTTCTTCTGCTGGCTCTTCTTTTGATCCACCTGCAGTAATAATTGAAAGGTCTTCGCTAAGCTCTTCAGTTACAGCGAGGATGTCATCAGTTGCAACATCTTTCATTTTAAGATTCTCCTCAGATTTATTTTCAATAGAGTCTTCATTAGATAGTAATGAGACCCTTTCGTTATTGACATTTTCGTTCTCCTGAATTGCAAGGGCTGTCAAAAACGCTCCCTTTAAATGAAGATAAACTGGTTTAGATTCTTTTTTCTTCATATTTTTCAAGATTGATTCATTTTCATTTATTGACACAATATCTTCGTTATCCATGTGGAGAACAAAAGCTGCACTCTTTGCTACCCAGTTATCTGAGTCTGCTACAGGTGCACTGCCATCAGTTGTCTTTGATCCTCTAACGCCAGATCTTTGATCTGCTGGTTGATTAACAAACGAGTATTCTTTAAATGAAATATCCTGCATGTCTACAAAAGCCATCTTGCCCTTATAAACTTTGCCTCTCTTATATCTTGCTACTCTTGGCTTGCCATTGTCATCTTCGGATGCCAAATCATCACCAGATATCGAGCAAACGGCTTTACCGGCTCTACCACCAACTGAACCTGTCATGTATCTCTTGTCTGCAATCTTTTGTGCTGCGACTGGATCAGTAACTGCTATTTGCAAACGAACAAAAGACGAACCGTCTTCTTCTTTGTCCATTCTAGCTGCCATAACTCTACCAATTGGCTCTGAGTTTAAATCATGATTAAGAATGATTGGCTTTGGGTATGGATCGACCCAGGACTGAAGAGCTTTTTCTAGCTCTATTGCAGAATAGTTATTATAATTGGCAGTTAATCCGCTCGTGAATTGCGGCTACTTCAATAATTAAACCTTGTTTTGCGTCAAAAGATTCAGAAAAGTTATAATTTGATTCTGAAAACTTAGGCATTTCGATGGTAAAGTTTTCTACAAATTCAAAAGCCATTTTTTATCCTTTATTACTGATCATCTATATAGTAAATTAACTTTTATAAGATTAAACAATCTTATACAAATATATCATACTTTATTAGACTTCATATGTATTAATATTACCTCTTGGATCTCCAGAAGTCAAATGGTTCTGAAGCAAAAAAGGTGCCATTATATGCGGGGCATATATATAAGATGCTGAATACATTTTAAAGCCTTTTCTGGTTGCATTTCTCGACCAGCCAAGATCTTCGCCTTGCTTATGGAATTCATAATCAACATTATTATAAACATCTTTAGACATCATCTTTGCAGCCATTATTATATCTGACTCAAAATATGTTCCTAAAGGATATTTTTCTTTTCTATATGCCATCTCCAAGTCTGAGTCTTTCCAGCTCATTACACTTGGATACTTATTTGTATCTGGAGTCATAAACATTAACGGGGCTACAGCATCTGCTCCGTCCTTTATATGAGCTATCAATAATTCTATTGTATTAGGATTTTCTAAAAGAATATCTGAATCTAAACTTAGATAATAATCTGGCTGATACTCTCTTACCTTTTTAAGTAAAGAATTTCTTAAAGATACCATGTTATGGTATTTGGACATTGTCCATTGTCTTCCATTGTTTTCGTGCTCAAAATGCTCAATGTCATTTCTTTCATTGATTTCAAACAATGGAAATCTATTATCTATTCTTTTCCAAGCTAAAAGAGAATTAACCGTAGAAAAATCATTTGGAGATGTTTCAAAAATAAATCCAATATCTTTCATATCAATAGATTGATTGATTAGACATCTAATCCACTGAGGTAAAATCCAATCTCTTTTATAAATTGGACAGCCAATTATTAGTTTCATTTTTCTTCAGTTTGTACTTTTTCTTCTTTTGCTTCAGCCTTTTTTGCTGCTGGCTTCTTTTCTTCTTTTACTTCTTCAATCTTTGGTTCTACATTTTCAACTGTAGTTTCTTCAGCGTCTTCTTCTGATTCAAACAATACACCAAATGCTTCCATAAAAGCATCGATGATTTCTGTCAAGATTTGCATTGCAAGTCTTTGCTGATTATTGTCTACTGCCTTTTTAAAACCTTTAATTGCATCTTCTTCAAGCAAGAACTGCTTTGAAATATCAGAGTTAATCATTAAGCTCATTTTCATCCTTTGGAATATCTGATGAATTCTCATCTGTGTATATTACAGTATAGTCTTTTTCCAAAAGATTTTCAACTACTGATAACCAAGAAAGATCATTTCTTTTGATATTAGGAGATGTTCTTGTTCCTTGTTGATTAGTAGGTCTTATTATGTTGCCAGGACCTTTTGTTTTACTTGGAAGATTTCTAGTTCCAGCTGGTTTTTCATTCTGCTTACTAGCCTGTCCTCCCGCGGGCGCAGGAGCGTTTGCAGCTTGCATATCAGCTTGATGAGCAGCAATATCCATCTGCACTCTAGCTTGCACTGAACCAAACAACTTATCTTCATCAGCTTGTGGATCAAGTCCTAATTCTTTTCTAGCTTCATCTAAAGTTATAACTGAATTAGTATACTTTTGCATAACGTGTGTTTCTTTTTTAACTTGAGTATCAACATCAATTTCATTAAACTTAAAGTAACAACGATCTGACAAGCCATCTTCAACTGGATTCTTAATCGGATCAAATCCGCCCTCAAACAATAATTCATTAAAGACATTAACTCTAACTATCTCAGCAAACTGTTTTTGGTATTGCTTAACCTTGTCATAAAGAGCTACGTCTAATCTATCGGTTACTGATCTATTTCCGCCATTCATCATCATTCCAAGATGATGCGGTGCTAGACCAAGGCCTACAGCAACTCTTTCCTTAAAATGCTCAAGATATGGTTGCGCGTTTAATACTTGTCCACCAGATCCAACTATTTCTATATCGTGTCTAAATGGAAGAATTAATCCACCTTCAGTTCTAAGATTTTCAATCTCAGCAGCTGCGCGTGTTATTTCTTCTGGCTCTGCTGGTTGCTCTGCTGTTCCAATCTTATATTTATAAAGTGGGAACAATTCTCTATGAACAAGATTTTGTATATCTTCTTCTAATTGTCTTAACGCAATTACGTCGTCTAAAACGTTTGTCAAAAAAGGCGTACCAAAAGCTCTACCAGCTTTTTTATCAAAGTACATGTGTATTACTCTGTCAGCAGTCCAGACAGGTGTTTTAATAGATGGAGAATAAGTTAGAGGATCTGTTCTTTGCTGATATGATTTTGGTCTGTTAAATCTGTCGCGAAGAATTCTTACTTGTTCAGTTGGGATTAAGTAATAACCAATAATTGGTTGTTCAGCAGAAATAGGCATAAGTTTTTGCGGGAAGTAATCAGATATGTCACCTCTAGCTTTAACTATGAAACAGTTTGCATACTTAAATAATTGATCTGAAACTTCAATGAGAAAATCAAGAAATGGTCTCTTCATCGTCATTTCGAGGAAGTCAATTCTTTGATATAAATAAGCTACTGCTTCTGGATTCTCTCCAACTATAGTCCAGTTTTCTTTCCAGAATAATTCTTTATACTTATTCATTGCCTGACGAATATATGAGTCAGTATCAACCGCTTGAGTAATTCTCTCAAGATCATATGGAGATGGTTCAAATGTAGCTCTAGTGTTATACCAATAAACTGAACCATGATAACCAAGGGCCAAAGAGGCCACTTTCATAACCTTTGATAACGTACCAACGTCTTCTGGGTCTATTGTTTTTGCTACAAAGTTACCATTGTTATACTCATCTATTTGACGGAATGGTAAATAATTTGAAAGTGGCATTTAAAGCTCCTGTATAAATCTAATAAAATAGTACTTATTAGATCATATTTTTATAAGTTAGTTTGCTTGATCTAAGCCAGCTTTATTGAAAGCATTCTTAATAATAAGATCTTTTACTGCTTCCAACCAAAAAACTGTCTCAGCTTCTGCAAAGTCACTTCTGTAGGAAAGGTTCTGTTCGCTGATTTTAATCTCAACTGAGAAATCTTTCTTAACTTCTTCTGTATTTGCGTCGCTCATAATTATCCTTTGTGTCTAAAATAGATATCGTTTTAGTATATCACGAGTTTAGTTTAGACTCAAGTTCTTCTATCTTTGCTGACAGTTCTTGAACTGTTTTAACTAAATGGGGAATAATTTCTTCATAAGAAATCCATTGAAGAGAGTCTTCATCCTCTAAATCATCACTCGACCAAAGTGAATATTCTGAAGCTGGATAACCTGAATCATTTAATGCTTTTTTTACGTCTTGGGCTATTAAACCAAAATGTTTTCTTTTTCCTTCATTGTTTACAGTAACGCTATTTAAAGTATCTTCATGACTAAAATTACTTAAATAATAAGTAACCGGTTCTAATTTTTTTATAAAATTAATCGAAGATTCAATAGGTTTTATTGTATTCTTTATTCTTTCATCGGAAATCGTACCAATTGTTATATATCTTAAATTTCCATAAACTCTAAAAAAACCACTTTGTATTGGAGAGCCTAAGTTAACCATGTTGCAATCCGCAAAATTAATATCCATAGCTAAGTTCCCAGATGAAGATTTTATATAATTGGTTGAACAACCACCACCAGCATCAACATAAAACGATCCATCTGAGTTTTGAAAAGTTCCAGATCCTTCTGCTATGAAGGATGTGCTAGCTCTTATAGTTCCACCTTGAATTAAATCAGCGTCTATAGTGCCTGTTGTTATATAATCTCCACTAATTATTGTGGTTCCGTTATCTAATGAAACTTGTATTTCTCCAGCTGTTATTTTTGTTTCAGCTAAGGCATATGCACTGTCTGCATCTGATTGCGCAGCACTGATTAAAGTAAGAGTGTTGCCACCTGTAATATTTATATTTCCAGTTACTGTAAGAGTAGAACCATCCCATGTTAATTTTTCGCCTAAAGAAAAATTTTCATTTCCATCAACATAAAAAGCTGTATTTGCATCGTTATAAACTCCAATACCATCTGTATTTGTTGTTATAAATAAAGATGCGTCATTACCATTTTCTATAACTGTTTCTCCAGTTAGAGTTAAGCTATTAGCAGTAACATCTCCAGTATTAGTTACCTTAAAAGGAGCTGTAGCAAAGCTTGTACTGTTTGAGCCGCTCCACATGTTTCCATTGGCGTCAACGTGAAATGAAGTTGCATCTGAGGTTCCTGCATCTTCTCCAATATCTAAACTTGATCTAATGCTTGCATCGTTGAAAACAGCTTTGCCATCGCCACTTATTTTCCAACCAGTTCCACCAAATGTAGTATTAGCTGCAACATAATTGTTAGATCTTATTATTGAGTTTGTTCCGGTTTAGAATTATTGTTTGAGAACCTATTGTTCCAGCGGTGATTTTAGAAGCAGTTAAGCTATTTATGTACTGGCTGCTAATCAAAGGTGTTGATTGATCTGTTTGTCTTAACGCTGTCCAAGATCCTGCATTTGCGCTTGTATCAATTCCTCTAACTCTACCCCA